CATGGTCAGCGCCTAATCCAAGAGACCATTTTTATTTAAAAGTATTTGGTAAAACATTTGCTGAAAAAATGGGTGAGTCAGAATACGAAAAATCAGAAAAAGTATCAGTTAACTAATGGCTATTATTTACACAAATCAATCTAGTGGTGCTATTCGTAAAGCAAAGAAAAGAAAACCTACGAAGAGTTACCTAGAGGCATTACAAAAACATGTCAAGTTTCTAAAAAAACTTGGTTTTGATTGTGATGATAATGGTAGAATTAGATTAACAACAGACGGTAGATATTCAATTGATATTGCAGAAAGAACAATGAGAGATACTACATTATCAGATGTACCGTTATCTAATAAAATTGGTTCAGGTGGTACAAAAC